TTCTACAAACTTAATTTCAAATAATCTATCGCCGAGTGGAAAATATATTAAATCCCCTTCTTTTGGTCTAGAAGTAAGTTCAATATCAGGTAAATTCTCTGTCAATGGTGTGATATAGTTCTCAAATCTCTCTTTTGAGATAATTAATTGTAAATCATCCCTATTTTCGATACCAAATTTTGAGAGAATACTTCCTTGTCCACCATATCCCTCATAATTATCAACATATGCTTCAATCGGATATGCGTCTTTGAAACTTGATTGTATTACTTCTTGAATAACAGTTTTTGATGTAACGTATCTCCTTGGTAAGTAATATACCTCAACACCATACATCTTCAATTGTTCATTGATAAGGTCTTGAACTAAACTTTGTTCAGTATTAGAACCATTTAGAAAAAAAGGATTAAGCATAATCTATCATCCTATCATGTCGAGTGGTGGAAGTTCATATGTACTTAACATTCTTTCTTGAATTCTATCTAATTCTGCTTGTGCATCATCATAAAGTTGTCTTCCATTAAACTCAATACCACCTGGAAGTTTTACACCTTGGAATTTAATTAAATTTTGACCCCATTGTCTTTTAATCAATGCCGTCAAATATGGTTTCAGGAATGAATCATTATAAACTCTTGGATAGTCATTAGGGTCACTAGTTCTCCAACAGTCAATGATGATAAACTCACCCACTCTAAGATTACTCCAATCAATATCCAGATACATTCTGTCTTGTCTTTGATTGAATCTAATTTGTTTGTGAGTGTTGAGTAAGAAATTAAGAGTTTCGATATAACTCATTGCCATTGAATATGACAAAATATCAGTATTTCCCCAATAATAAATGTCATTCAGAAATAATTGATATTTAAAACTAAACATGTTAGATGAACTAACAGATTGAGCATCGTCATATTGAAATACTTTATTAATTCCAATCACATTAGGTGGAATTTGCAAGAAATTACTGTTTTCGTAATATGTAAATGTTGTAGAACTTCCACCAATTGTCGCAGAAGCAGTAGTTGACGCAATTCCTGGTGATGAACCTGCACTTGGTGCACCAGGTGGTCTTGCTTTTCCTCTATCTACATCAGCCTGAGTGACTTGGTATTTTAAGTATACTTGTGAGACACCATCAAAGTGTCTTTCTTGGAAATATTGAATGGCGTCATCTACAAGATCTTCAATTTGTTCATCAGCAACGTTAATCTCCAAAACAGGAGCACCCAATTGCCTTAAACAATAGTCAATAAGTTCTTGTCTAGTAGTAGGCTGAGCCATTTATAATAAGATCCTATCTATAAATCTATTTATGATCTAGTATTCAACAAATCTGTTATATTTAAAAGCATTGATTTTATATCACTTACATCATCTTTAAGATTAGAAACTTCATTTTGGAGAGAGTCTATTCGTTCTCTCTCCTCAGAAACTTTTTCTCTATTTTTAATATATGATTGGAATTCAAGGTTATTTTTGTTGATGATTGCTCCAGTAGAAGAATCTCTAAAATAACCGTCCATTCCCTCAACAGGAATCATTTTTTTCATATTATGCGAATGAGATTGCACGAAGGTTTCTAATCAGTGGAGCATTTGATTGATCTGTAGAAGTACCTATAATCTTAATCCTAAAGGACTTAAATGGTACTTGATTATCAACAGTAAACTTGAACTCCTTATAAAGATTAATAGAAGGTTCTGGTTGATATGAGTCAATCTTAGGAACTCTCTTATCAGATGTTCCATTATTATTTGCAATATCCAAAATTGCTCCGTTTGATCCAATATTTGAATAACCTGGGAAAGGAACGAAGATTGTCTCATCAGGTCTAGAATCTTGATTTAGAGCATAGAATACTCTTACATCATTTTTGTTTGAAATATATCCATCAAGAATGACTTGAAGTGAAGTCGCAGGATTCTCAAGAATTACGTTCTTAGAAACATAGATGAATCTATTTGGATCATCTTCAATTCCATTAACTCTGAAGTCATTCGCATAATTAGTGATTGGTTGATTAACTCTATTTGAAGTAAAGACAACAGATGCATTATCAAGGTCAATAACAGGACTCAATCTCTTATCTGTTGAAATAAGATTGAACAACATAGTGAATGATTTTTTACCTGGGAATGAATCAGAATCCAACAATAAAGATTCATTCAGACTTGATGCAACCATTCTCTGTGAATCAAAATAGTTCTTATCAAACAATGTGACTTGTTTATATCCTTCATCAGTGAAAGATTGTTCCGAACCAGAAACACTACTTGCAGAAATTGTTCTTGCTTGTGTAATCAGATTTGTTCCCAATGGAGTAATTGTAGTTACTTTTGGAGTGATAAGTGAGAATGGTAAGTTATAAGATCCAGTTACATCAGGACCACCAGCTACAGTCTTTTCATTAAAGTAAAGTGGTGGGAAACCTTCGGCGTTTGCTGGTGCTCTATTAGTACCATTTGCATTCATAAGAACTTTCACATAATAATAATCTAAACCAATAGCACTCTCAGAAAGTTCACTTGATACGACATTTGCTAATTGATGTTCTTTGTTAATCCTTCTCAGTGATACTCCATCCAATTCATACTTGTAAATTAACTCATTCTGATCGTGTGTTGAAATAGTTGTATTGTCAACACCTCTTGTGATACCAGTCAAGGTTCTTCCATTTACACCAGTATAACTGATGATCTCATCACCAATCTTGATATATCCAGGATTTGTACCCGCGACACCAATATTTTCAAATGTATTGAAGGTATCTGTAACAGTATCAAATGATATGAATGTTGTGGAGTCAAAACTATATGACTGGGAAAGTCTATTTGGCGTTACATCACTTCTTACACCTTCAATAGAAACACGGTTTACATTCGAATATAGACCATGATTTCTTTGGAATACTTTAATATAGTTACCTTGGTTTGTGACTGAAATTGGAGATACTGGAATTACACTTCCACCTACATCATAATTGAGTTCGGTTGTAATACCAGTACTATTTTCATAATAAAGAGGATAACTTGAATTTGTAGTAAAGTTTCCTTGGACATTATCAAGTACAAGGGTATTATTTCCTAAAATTTCAGTTACGGAAAGTTGAATTCCAGAACCTAAATTATCTGATCCAATACTAGTTGGTGTCAATACATCACCAACGACATATCCACTACCACCATTATTAATCGTTGCTGCAATAGCAACTCCATTTTGAATTGCTATGTCTGCCGTTGCATTTATACCTTTTCCTGTAATTGATGTAAGACCAATTCCAGTGTATGCAAAGTAACCTGCAGATGGAGTATAACCTACACCAGCATTGATGACGGTTAGATCTGATGTAATTGAACCTGCGAATGCGACAAGTGTTCCTTCAGCACCATTACTTAGTTGTTTAACAGTATTACCAACAACTAAACCAGTATCATTGACTGTAGTACCAATTCCAATTCTGATTTCTCTGGAATTAATTGAGAGACCATTTGGATCAATCTTGGACAGAGAATTTGGAAGAGTTGGGTTGAAGAATTGTACTGCACCAGTCTGTTTAAAGTTTGCAGAATATAATACAAACTTAAGATCTTCATATTGACTTGGTGTCCATACAGAAGCGTTTTGTGACTTGAAGAGTGAACCAAGAAGTGGTTGTTGGGTAACAATGATTTGACCCTCTTCTTGAGAAGATGTCTTAACATCTGCTTCACCAAGTCTGCTAATCCAAACCTTATACTCTGTCGAATGCGAAAGAAGAACCATCGCATATTCTTTGTTTCCATTCAAGTAGATTGGGGAATCAAAGGTAATCGTCGTTGGTACAGAACCATCATCACTAAGATTTACAAATTTTGGATCAATACTCTTCTTAGAGAATGGAAGAATTTTTGCGGATGGTGTACCGAGATTAGTCTCTCTAATTTCAAACAGAACTGGAATATTATCATCTTTTGATTGGAAGAAGATATCAACTTTTGTGATAAAGATTCCAGTTGGATCACCAACAAAGAATGTCTGGGCTAATGGATCTGTCTGTCTAGGAACATTAGTAATATTGACATTAGTAATGTTCGTGATTTCTTGTTCGATGGTAGTAACAACATCAAAACCACTTTCAATAGAAACAGTATTTGAAGTTACAACGTCACCAATTTGTCTTTGTTGACTTACATCATCTCTTGAAACAGATGCATTTCTTACGGAAAGTGTTGTTTCTTGTGTAGTATCTACATCTCCCTGAGAATAGAAAACAGATTCACCCGCAGTGGTAACAGAACCTTGAATTTGACTATTTGTACTACTACTTGTTAATCTGAAACTAGATCTTCCAGTTTCAAAGATTGGGTTTGCAGTATTTGCAGGGTTAGGTACATTGAATGAACCTTGTAATGTACCGACTCTATCACTAATAAGTCTTACTGATACAACTTTTGCCTGAGCACCACTACTATTTCCAGTCAAAATCATTCCCTGAGAAATGAATCCGCCATATTGAGTGAAGTCTTCAGAAGAAAGACTAAACGTATCAACATTAAGAATCGAAGATGATTCTGAATAGACGGATGGAATTACATTAGTTCTATCGTAAGGATTAGAATCATAAACATCGGTTGGATTGTTGTATGGACCATACTTATGATTTGCTGTTGATACTCTAAAATCAATTGAAGGTACAGTAGAAGAACTAGAATTTACAGATCCTCCATTATTCATTCTTCCGCTTACATTTTCACCAACTGTGAAAATACCATGAATCATTTCAATTTCAATTAATTTTGGAACAGAAAACTTATTGACATCAACGTTATCAAAGAATGAATATAATCTAGTGAATGGTTTGAATCTCGTTCCTGTGAACTCAATGTTACGAGTTCTCATGAAGTGGATTATATCTCTCTTGACAACTCTATCGCCGAGGGACTCAGTTTCAATAACTTCATTTACAGTGAATTGTGTACCAGTTCTTTGTTGATCGAGACTAGTTCCACCAGTTGCAGAAATATTATTTACAATTGCATCACTTGCATCGACAATTTGATCAACTCCTACATCTCTTCCTCTCAATAAGTTGTCTACAAGACCATTTGAAATAACATCTGATGCACCTTGTAAGAATTCTTGTTGATTTGAGAGTGAGAGATCAACATTAACACCAACAGTTTCCCAAGAATTCCAAATAACTGGACTTACACCAACTCTAGAACCATCTTCAGTTGTGGTTACTTCTGCACCAAGAGCATCTGAAATACCCTGGAATGACCCTTCGGTCATAACATTATTAACTTCAAGAATATTGACATCAACCCATACATCAACTTCTGGAGTCAATGAAACCTCACCTTGCCAGAACTGAACAAGGAACGGAGTTACATTTTCAATTCTTGTGGCATATGGTTGCTCTAACCAAAGGTCATTATCATAATCAAGAGTAATAACTCTACCAGTCTTTTTGATGTTTGAACCAACAACCTCAGCAAACTGAGAATCTTGATTTGAATCAGAAGTAGTGCCAATACCTGTGATTGTTGTAGTTCCGAGTTCAAGATTTAATGAAGTTGTATAGTGAGATGGTCTTAAAATTCCATTTTTAGTATCAACACTGTTTCTAACACCTACACTAGTGTCTTGTGGTTCAAGACTTGTGAAATTATCTACAAATACACCAGACTTAAATCTATTATTACCATTAGCATCTTCAACAAACAGATTTAATGTACTCTGTTCGAGTTGATTCAACGAAGTGTAATATTCAAGATTCTTGATTCTTTGCTCAAGTTTAGCGATATCAGTCATTTGATATCGTTTATGTTCTACAAACTTGATTTTTGCATCAGATGTATTATATAAGTACGCAGGTAAGAATACATTTGCAATATTCATTGACCCACTAAGACTATCTGGCAGTCTTGGTTGATCATCAGGGGTACCATAAACAATACTGAAAGAACCATCTTTATCTAAGTAAATTCTATCAGCTCTTGGAAGGTAATATTCATACCCAAGAGTCATTGACTCATCGGATGCAATAATGTGTTTTGAACTCTGTTGATTTCCGTTTGATGTGTCGGCAAAGTTTCTTCCATCAAATTCAAGTGGAGATCTTGCACCTTCTGAAATACTATAATCAGTTACTCTTGGTCTAAAGTCAAGAATATCGGTATTTCTTGTACCATTGATAGTAGAAATATCTTTACCATAATCAAAATTAGAATATGAATTTACAGTAGTAATATCACCTTCATCGGAAGTCGAATAATTTGCTGTTGCGTAGTATACTCTTAACTTCTTGGAAGGAATTCCTGCTGAACCCTTTCTAATGATTCTAGAGTAATCATAATAACCACCCTTTTGACCATTAGAGAACTTATAGTCCTTAGTTATATTCTTTGAACCCAGATTTACATCGGCGGCAATACAATTTACATTCGATTGTTCAAATTTTACAATTTCACCATTTTGGAATGTTGTATTATTGAGGTATACAAAGTATACGCTAGTATCATCTAATTTTTCCAAATATATTGCCTTTGCTCCACTAGTGGAACCAGTCAATGTTTCTCCAACAATAAGATCATTTGTAGTTGCCGTAATACCATCCATTTGGGATGTTGTCATGTATGGAGATGAAGGATTTGAGGTACTATCCGATTGGAAAATACCATAAATCTTTACAACATCAGGAGTATTCAACGAAATAATCTCATCCTGAACTCTAGTACCAAATGGATAGTTTCCATAAGTCAATCCATCATTAAGTGTAGTAGATCCAATACCTGATGCAGATACACTAGACTTGTCAATAACAATACTATTGGAAACCGACTTTAATTTAGTTTTAGATGTAATGTTATTTTTTCTGATTGTAGTAATTAACTTAGAATTGGTATCATTTGTACCTAATCCATTAATTTGTAGTGTTTTGGAACCATTAGTAAACTCAAATTTGTCTTGAGTCAAGACTTCAGTAGATCCGTCAGATCTTATGAGTGTATATCTTTCTTCATCAAAAGGTAAAAATACCTCATTATCTCCTGCATTAATTGCAGGTGTTGAATTACTTGTAATACTTGTAGTATATTGTCTCCTTATTACTAATTCTGAGTCAATAAGATCGACAGATGAAACATTCTTTTTAGGGAAAGCACTGTAAAGAGCTTCATTGCTTGTAATATTACCAGATCCAACATTTCCTTGAGTTCTGGTACTAATGATTTGAACGTTAGATACATTTTCAGTGGATGTTGGAAGTGCACCATCACATACACCAGTGACAGTTGTTACACCAGAAACACTGAAATTCGTTCTACCTACTCCAGTAACTCTTGCAAAGGTTGCAGTATCAAAATCTGGTCTTGAGAATCTAACAAGATTTCCTACAGTAACAATCCCTACAAACGAAAAACCTGGATCTACAGGAATAGAAATTCTTGAGATGTTACTGGAATGAGGAGATACTGATGCATTGCCAATTGTATAAACTGGAGATTGAACAATGTCACCAGTAAATGTTGCAGCAGTTCCTACAATACCATAAACTGATTTGGTGTCTGAGAGAGAATAATTTGTAGAATCTGTAACAAATCTTGCATCATCAACTACTCCGTTGAAAACAAGTCTTTCACCTTTAAAGAAATCACCTTCAACACCATATGCAGTTAATGCTGTACCTGCAGATACAGAGTACTTCAAGAATCCAGTAGCACCACTAGATTCACCCTTGATGTATACAGAAGTATTCAAGGTTACTGGTTCATTGACAGTGATGTCTGTATAAGTCTGAACATCAAATAATGAAAGATCCCAAACATTCAAATTAGGGAAAGTACTATCATAAGAACCTGATTCTAGTGCAAAATCATATATTCTTGCAACACCAATTTCCTTACCTGGTGCAGTTTCTTGATCAGTTCCTACTCTCTGACTTCTTAAACTTAATGTATTGGTTGTATTAATTCCAATTGTTGGACTACCATAGACTCTATTGAGACTAATTGATGGACCAAACCCAAAATTTACTCCTTGAGACTTTAACTTCTTAGTTGTTCTTGGTTTGTTAAAATCAAGAAGAGTAGGAGAAATAGTCTCTACTTCATATCCCTTTACATACGCCTTACCTGGAGATATTTTGTAAATTCCTAAACCATCACTTGGAACACTACCTTGTGAAGTGGTTTGATTTTGGTTGAAAATTCCTCTATTTCCTTGACCATTATTTAAACTGTCTTTTACAGTAGTGACAAACTCTTTTACATAATAATTTCCAGATTCATCAAAAGTTCTTCTTGCAAATTCATCACTTATGTAACTATAATCTGTGGTATTATTAATTGACTTTAAAACACCCTCACTTACTTCTGCAAGTTGGACAAAATTTGTCTCATCATAATTATTAATTTGTTTTTTGGACAAAATTGCAGATATTTTCAGTCTATCTGCACCAGGAGCAGTAAAATTATTAAATCCTTTGGCGTTATCATTGAGTGTTGGATCAATATCCGAAGAAATTATCTCTTCTATAATATCCAATCCAACCCTATAGGAAGGTAAATTTGAATATTGATCAAGAATAAGGGTTTGAGTATCAACAGTTACAAAATAACCCCTCAAAAAGTAAATTCCTTGGGAAAGGTTGAATGATGAACCAATAATTGGTGCATTTTGTGGGATAGTTGTAGCAAATCCTTCACCTGCAGAAATAAATGTTGATGCATAATTGATATTTTTGCTTGTTGTCAGCACCTCACCACTTAAAAATGTGCTGATTTCTTCATCGGAAGATGATGAATTCTCATAATTCAGATATAAAGTATAAACTCCTCTATCAGATTCTTCATCAGTTATGTAAGTAACAACTTTTGCAGTAACACCAGAAGTTTGACCAGTAATTAGAGTACCAACCAACTGATCAAGGTAGATTCCTACAGGAATACCTAAAAATTCCGATTCAATCTGAATTCCATAAAAATTATTGATATAAGTTAAGTCGCCAGGAATAACCTTTGCTCCTTCTTTAAAGAAATGGTTACCCATTTCTTCAACTTGATTCTGGAGAATAGATTGTAAACCTGTCAGTTCTCTTGCTTGAACTGGATAACCTGGTTTAAAAAGTATTTTGTAGTAATTTTGTTGCGGATCGAAATCATCAAAATATGGAGCAACATTGAGGTTAGTTTCCTGTGGCATATCTCTTAGAATTGCAAGATAACTTTAACGTCTTCTTTTTGTGAAGATGATCTGGTGACTGATGGTCTATTATCAACGTAAATGATGTCTCCAGAATATTTTTGTGACTCTGGATTCGAAACCCCTTTCGTAAATTCCTGACCCAAATAATATGTCCTATTATTTATTTCGGTAGATACGCCGGTAAAATTAACATCAATATTCAATGTATTACCTGTTGTAGGTATAATTTGTACACTTCCTCCAGTAGTGGGAACTGCGGTAAATTTGAGTTGATTAAATCCATATAATGGGTTGGTATTCTTTGTACCATCAGTATTAAATCCTGCAGTTCTTCTGTCTTGCCAGTACTTTAAAACACCTGTTTGTTGATCATAAGAAACAACTCTTCCGACGGCTGTAGAACCAACACCTACTAATTGGGTGACAAAGGAATCGGCAGTAAAAGAAGCTTCACTATATCCAGTTCCAGTCAGTTTCAATGCATAAACTGCACTGGCTTTATCTCTTGTCAGATTTGAATCCGAAGAAAAATTCTTAGGATTTTTTACAATTCCAACTCTTGCAAACTGGTTTCCTGTGATAAAATCTGGATTTTCGGTATCATTTTCAAATCTTGCATAAGAAAGTACATTATATGCACCCAATTCCCTGTAAATGTCTGCACCATGACCACCAGGTGGAGGAATTATGATATCAAATACTGGAGATACAGTTCCATTTGGAACTCCACCACCTTGAAGATCTAACGTTCCGAATGAATATCCACTTCCACCTCTAGAAACCGTTACAGATTCTACCTTTGAATCATTGTTGATAACTACGGTTGCTTCAGCACCACTTCCGTCACCAAGAATTGGTACCCTAGTATATGTTGTATTTGCCGTTCCGATTCCAACCCCTCTGTTTCTAATGGTTACAACTTTTAATTGACCACTAGTTGATGCATTCTCTCTTACGGCAGAATATGATGAATTAGTTTCCCAATCAGTAGGTACTGGAATATAATTGGTAGAGTCGAATTTTATAATTTGGTTTGGTTTAATAGTGTAAAGATATTTCCAAATATAACCATCACCACTACTACCAGCCTCTCTTGGTTCTAAATCAGTGAAATTTGGTTCATCAAGTGAAGGACCACCTGCAAAGCTATTTTCTGGATTTGCATTATTATAGAGACAAATATAAACTTTGTACTCACTATTCATCACATAAAAGTTCGAATCATAGATGTCATATGAATTCGAAGGAAGTGATGGATTATCCCTATCAATATCATTTCTCCACATATCATATGTGGTTCCTGACTGCCAAGTTACCTTTCTAATGACCTGACTGACATCTCCAGAATTAATCTTCTTCAAAGCCAACATAGTATCCCAATAGTAATTGGAATCATCTAGTGAATCCTTTGGTGAAGGAGGAGAAGAATTCCAATTACTCTGAAATTCTGGAGCATCTGGCAAACCAATCCATGCATAGTAAGAATTTGAAGAATCTTGAACAGATCCAACAAAGTTCTTAGCATTCAAAATACGAAGTTGATCAGTGATTATCGCTGCCATTTGTTAGAGGACTTTTTTCTTATTTATTACGATAATATAGGAGTGATTATATTAATTTTTCACACACTGGATATTTATCTTATGCAGTGTAATTATCATATTTCAATGGTCTGAATCTAGAAACAAGTGGAGATGTTGATAATCCTTGGTAACCCTGAGGAGTAAATTCTAAAGCATCTAAGGAATTTCTATTGAGGAATTCGATCTTACCCCACGTATATTCTCCATAGATATTTTCATTTCTGAAAATACCATCATCTGAACCCAGTTGATCTGTAGTAAACTCAACTCTTCTAATGGTTGTAACGCCAAGACCAACTCCACTCAGATCTTTTGTAAAGTCGTATGCATGGGAGACTCGATAAATTCCGTCAAAGTTATTAGTACTTACCCCAATGTTTGAAAGGTTAACTACAAAATAATCATTTGTTGTGAGTTGACTTACAGTTACAGCTGTACCGACAATATCAGAATCCCTCATAAAGGAATCTTGTGGGATGTAAAGTTCAAGGGTACCAAGTGCAGCACTTGATTGTGCATAACCAACAATCAATCCCTGATCTCCAAAATAAGAACTTACTCCAATTTGTTCCTTCCTGAGATTTGGAACTTCAATAAGAAGATGAGGTGCTTGTGTATAACCAGCACCAGCATTAGTAATTGTGATAGAAGTAACCGCACTACCAGTAACACTTGCAGTCGCAGTTGCTCTGGTTCCACCGATGATATCATCTGGTTCGGAGATTGAAACGGTTGGTGTCATTCCATCATAACCTTGACCACCTGTAGAAATTGTAAATCCAGTGACTGTTCCTGCAACACTGACGGTTACAGTTCCAATTGCAGCTGCAATTGGTGATTGATCAACTATTTCAATTCTATCTTGATATGTGAGGGATGTTGTTTCATTTGATGCATCAAATAATGGTCTTATAGTATCCACATAAGCGTAACCACTGGATACACCAACATACGTTGTCAAATATGCTGAAGGATAAATCAAAGGTTCATATTCAACTCTATCCTTAGTGATAAAGTCACCGTTTATTGAAATATCATTATGTTGTTTACACCAAGTTATTGGTCTCACTAAAGCTCTATTATTAGAGATCCCTGGACCTTCATATGCGAATGTTGTAACAGTATCAAGTGTTGTAATACCAGTAACAACTCTAGGATCTTGATAAAGACCAAATGATTGACCTTTGGATGAATCATTTTTAAGTTGAAGAGTATCACCGATTTTAACAGTTTCAAAAATGTCAACAAGTGCAACATCAATATCTGGAGTTCCTTTATAGAAAATAATTTTTGATGTATCACCTTGTTTAGGTGGTTCAGTGAATTCAATTACACTTCCTCCATTGAATTTGTATGACTCACCAGGAATTTGTAAGATATCATTAATTGTAACGATCAATGTTTGTGTCAAATTAATATTTGAACCCTTCTTGGACTGGATTGCAAATTGAGCATTTCCAATAGAGAGTGTAAATCTAGTTCTTTGACCATCAAACTCATCATCTAGTGAATCAAACACATCAAGTTCTCCAATAGTAAATCCATTAAATGTATCACGATAAACATCAGTTATAGTCAATTCAAAGTCTTGATATGAAAGACTTGTATCGGTTTGTATTCCAGTTGTACCACCAATAGCAACTTTCAATACCTCACCATTACCATAACCAAATCCTCCATTTATAATTTCAAAGTTGATGACACTAGATCCTTGTCCAACCAAAATATCCACTTTAGCACCTGTTCCAACACCAGATGAACCATCAGCATATACAAGAGGAATACTTGAATATGGAAGTGGTGCATCAATAACCACCGTAGGAGG